CATCCCATCGACCAGCGTTTCCGCTGGTCAGGGGCCTATTCCTGGGGTGATCCACTGGGATCACCCACTGTGATCCTGTCTGACCCGGGGGTTTTTAACCCCGGGTCGATGGGATGGGATGGTCTCCGACCCCCCATCCCTCTGAAACTCCCCAGTGAGCGGCCTGGAGGCCGCTCCAGTGGGCCCCTTGCGCGCCCTGGAGGGCGCGTTATCCTGGGCCGCCGCCGGCGGCTTCTTGGGGGCGCGAGAGCGCCCCACAGGGACCGGAGAGCGCTTTTCTCGACGGTCCAGCTCGCTGAGGTCCAGCTTAGCAGATGCCACCAAATCCGCCTGCACTCTGCAGGCAGTTGGGGAACTGACGTTCCCGCAGGTCAGCGGCCTTTGCGGGCCCGGAGGGCCTTGAGGCTCCGTCTCCTCAGCCGGCGTACGCCGATAACTTGGCCGGAAGTGACTACCTCGGTGGCCGGAATGACTACTGGGGCATAGTCCGAATTGACTATGAGTCGGGTCCGCTCAACTTCCTTACAGCCGCTGTGCACCCAGTTCCGGAGGAACATCTCCACTTTCTCCCCGGGTGTAATGGGCCCATCGCAGATGGGGCACTTACCGGCCCTTCTGGCCGTCACTGGGTGGCGCATTTCCGCCTCTTTCGCTGGCTGGTTTTCGACTTCCGCCATGCGGAATACTTGCATGTGCATGGACAGGGTTGGACGGCCCCCCAGGGACCGTAGGGTCCCCCGTAGGGACGGAGGTTGGGCATGGACAGGGAAGTACGGCAGGAGCTGATGCTGGAGCAGCTGCGCGAGCGCCTGGTGAACCAGGCCGTGGCCAGCTCCGAGCTGGTGACCAAGCTCGGCGACGCCGAGGCCCGCATCAAGGCGGCCCTGGACTACCTGGCCGCCTACCCCGAGGGCTCGGGGAACGTGGAGGCCATCCTGAAGGGCGAGTCCTGATGGCACGCCTGCGCGTGATGGCCGATGGCAAGCTGGCGCCGCATGACCGGCGCCAGTCGCAGAAGTCGTCCAAGGAGCGGAAGCAGATCATCCTGGCGACCATCCGCCAGGGCCACACCGTGGACGAGGGCTGCCGCCAGGCCGGCATCGGCCGGTCCACGTACGACTACTACCGCAAGACCGACCCGGACTTCCGGGCCCTGGCCGACAAGGCCTTGCAGGCCAAGATCGACCGGGCCAAGGGCAACCGGGCCGAGCTGCCGGACTTCCCAGAGTTCTGCGAGAAGTACCTGAACACGCAGCTCTTCGAGCACCACCTGCAGTGGTACGACCTGCTGGAGGGGCGGGAGCCCCGCGGGCTCCACGCCAATCAGCGGTACATCCGCGGGGACGCGGACCAGATCCTGGTCAACACTCCTCCGGAGCACGCGAAGTCCACCACGCTGACCGTGAACTACGTGGTGTGGCGGATCTGCCAGGACCCGAACATCCGCATCCTGCTGGTGTCCAAGACCCAGTCCATGGCCGCCAAGTTCCTGTTCTCGATCAAGCAGAGGCTCGCCGAGAGCGAGACCTACCTGGATCTGCAGCAGGCCTTTGGGCCGCCCGGCGGCTTCGCCGAGGGCGCCTCGTCCTGGTCCGGTACGCAGATCCGTGTGGCCGGCGCGGACTCCGGTGAGAAGGAGTACACCGTGGAGGCCGTCGGTATCGGCGGCCAGATCTACGGCACCCGTACTGACCTGGTCATCATGGATGACTGCGTGGACAACACGAACCACCAGCAGTTCCAGAGCCAGATCGACTGGATTCAGAACATCGTCGGCTCCCGCGTCGCCGACGTCGGCGGCCGGATGCTGCTCATCGGTACCCGCATGAACACCGTCGATCTCTACTCCGAGATCCTCAAGCCCGTCTACTACGGCGAGGGGCGCAGCCCCTGGACCTACCTGACCCAGCCGGCTGTCCTGGAGTTCGCGGACAAGCCGGAGGACTGGAAGACGCTCTGGCCGCAGACCAACCGGCCGCCGGTCACCATCGCCGCTCGCAAGCAGGCTGAGGCCGAGGGCTGGCCGAAGGACGGCATGTGGCCGATGTGGCACGGCAAGGCGCTGGCGCGCAAGCGCAGCAAGATGTCGCCGCGCAACTGGTCCATGGTCTACATGCAGGAGCAGGTCGCGGACGACGCGATCTTCAAGCAGGAGGCTGTGCAGGGCTGCATCGACCGGGCCCGTTACCCGGGCCGGCTGATGCCGGGCCAGCCTCAGCACCGGCAGTACGGCATGGACGGCCTGACCGTCATTGCCGGTGTGGACCCCGCTGCCGCGGGCTACACCGCCATCCAGACCTGGGGCCTTGACCGGCAGACCGGTGAGCGCTGGGTCCTGGAGGTCGTGAACAAGCAGGCCATGCCGCCGCATGAGCTGCGCTCCGAGATCCGCCGAATCACCGAGCGCTACGGCGTCTCGGAGTGGCGTATCGAGAAGAACGCCTACCAGGCGTCGATCATCCAGGACCGGGAGGTCCGGGAGTACCTGAACGCTCGCGGCGTGCTGATGTCCGGGCACACCACGGACTCCAAGAAGTGGGACAGCGACTTCGGCGTGGCCTCCATGGCCACGCTGTTCGAGGGCTGGCAGGAGAAGCGGAACCTGATCCGGCTGCCGTCGCAGACGCAGTCCGAAGGCGTGCGCGCCTTCATTGAGCAGCTGTGCTCCTGGTTCCCGGAGACCAAGGGCCTCACGGACACCGTGATGGCCGCCTGGTTCGTGGAGATCCGGTGCCGGGAGCTGATGACGGACTCCTGGGACGGCTGGCACACCACGGACAACGAGTTCCTGACCGCGCGCGAGCGCGAGAACCAGATGGTCGTGGACATCGACACGATCCTGTCCCAGCAGCAGGCAAGGCCCTGGGACGGGGGAATGGCCGGCTGGGACCGGCTGAGCTGAGAGGACGACATGGACAGCGTTTACCGCGAGCGTGCGCACCTGGTGGCGCACCTGGCCACCATCTACCCCAGCACCATCGGCTACCACGACCCGGAGGAACCGGAGTGGCCCGTCGTCGTCGTGGACACGCCCACCGGCCAGATGAGCTGGCACGTGGCGCCCGACGACATGGACCTGTTTAGGCACGTCACCAGGTCCGAGATCAACACCTGGGACGGCCACAGCACCGAAGAGAAGTACGAGCGGCTGCGGCGCCTGATCGGCAGCCAGCTCACCGTGGTCATGGAGGGCTGACCTGTGGCAACGCCGCTGACCGCGGACCGGGCAGCGAAGGCCGAGTGCCAGGAGCACGAGTGGCGGACGGGCCCGATCGTGCACATGGATATGCGCCGCCAGGCGGTCTGCATCAGGTGCTGGCTGGTGGACACCGTGCCCTACGGCTCCGACTGGCCGGAGTGGACGGATCAGGACTACGAGGACAACAAAGAGGACGTGGAGACGAAGCTATGGCGACACCGCTGACCGCCGACCAGATCGTGAAGGCCCTGCGGGCCGAGGGCCTGACGGTGCACGAGTACAAGTCGTGGCGCACCCACAACCGCAACCACAAGGGCGCCTGGGGCCCGGTGAACGGCGTGATGCTGCACCACACCGTCACCTCCAACACTGCCGACACCATCGACCTGTGCTACGACGGCCGCAGCGACCTCCCCGGGCCGCTGTGCCACGGGGTCATCGACAAGAAGGGCGAGGTCTGGCTGGTCGGTAACGGCCGGGCCAACCACGCCGGAAGCGGTGACCTGGACGTGCTGAACGCCGTCATTGCCGAGAGTTACGCGACCCGCCCCCCGGCGCCGAACCAGCAGAACTCCGACGGCAACGTCCGCTTCTACGGCTTCGAGTGCATCAACCTCGGCAACGGCAAGGACCCCTGGCCGGACGCCCAAGTCCAGGCCATGGTCAAGGCGTCCGCCGCCCTGCTGCGCGCCCACAAGTGGGGCGCGAAGTCCGCGATCGGCCACCTGGAGTGGACGAGCCAGAAGATCGACCCCAAGGGCAAGGGCGTGGAGATGCCCACCCTCCGCGGCCACATCGCCGCAGCCCTGAAGGTGAAGGCCGGGGCCTGGGCCCTGAAGCCCCCGGTCGTCAAGCCGCCCACGACGCCGGCTCCGCCGGCCCCGCTGACGCTGGAGCAGCGCGTGGCCGCGCTGGAGAAGTCGGTGGCGCAGGTCAAGGCGAAGCTTGGGATCGCCTGAGGGCGGGCACTTTCGCTACAGGCCGTATCGTAAGTGGTGCACGGGAGGTGTGGCGTGGTTGATGTCCAGGTAGTCGCCAAGCGCGTTGCCGCGCTGCGCCGCCACTACGCCGAGCGGGACGCGCGGCACCAGACGGTGTACGACGCCCGCACGCAGAAGATCGATCAGGTCATGCCCGGCTCCCTGCCGGAGGCGTGGCCCAAGCCGATCACGGCGAACGCGATCGACATCGCGGCCCGGCAGTTGGCGGAGAACCTGGCTCCGCTGCCGTCAATCAACTGCGCCTCCGGCGTGACCACCTCGGACCGGGCCAAGCGCTTCGTGGCCCGCAAGACCAAGGTCGCCTATCACTACGTCATCGGCTCCCACCTCAAGCCGAAGATGCCGCAGGCGTGTGACTGGTACCTGACCTACGGCTCCATGCCGATCGTGGTGGAGGCCGACTTCAAGGCCGGCGGGCCGCGGCTGCGGTTCGATGACCCCAAGGGGTCGTACCCGCAGTACGACCTGTGGGGCCAGGTCATCAGCTACACCAAGGTCTTCCGCGAGGAAGCCCAGAGCCTCGCGGCGAAGTTCCCCGAGCATGCGGAAGCCATCTACGGCAAGAGCGCCACCTGGGACGGCAAGCGGCTCGCCTCGGACGAGACGCTGCTGGAGGTCGTGAAGTACTGCGACGACAAGGTCTACCTGCTCTACATGCCGGAGCGGCAGAACCTGATCCTGTCCGAGACGCCGAACCTGTTCGGCAAGGTCCCGGTGGCTGTCGCCGACAAGCCGTCCTATGACGCGCAGCAGCGCGGCCAGTTCGATGACGCGGTCTATCCGCACCTGGCCCGGAACAAGATGGCCCTGCTCGCCCTGGAGGCGACCAACCAGACCATCCGGGCGCCGCTGGCCATCCCGACCGACGTGCAGAAGATCCCCTTCGGGGACAACGCCGTCATCCGCACCAACAGCCCGGAGAAGATCCGCCGGGTGGGCCAGGACATTCCTTCGGCGGCCTTTCAGCAGGAGGCCATGCTGGGCGAAGAGGTGCAGCGTGCGACCCGCACGCCGGCCTCCGCCACAGGCGATGTGAACGCCTCCATCATCACCGGGCAGGGCGTCAACGCCCTGAACGGCGGCTATGACATCCAGATCGCCACGGGCCAGATGGTCATTGGCGCCGCGCTGGAGCGCGCGCTGGAGCTGGCCTTCGAGATGGACGAGAAGTTCTGGCCGGACGCCAAGAAGACGGTCTCCGGCGTGATCAACGGGACTCCCTTCCAGGAGTCCTACACCCCGGCCAAGGACATCCGCGGTGACTACCGCGTGTCCGTGTCCTACGGCTTCGCCTCCGGGATGAACCCGAACCAGGCCCTGGTCTTCCTGCTCCAGCTCCGCGGGGACCAGTTGGTCCCCCGGGACTTCGTGCAGCGTCAGCTGCCCATGGATGTGGATGTCACCGCGCTGCAGGCGCAGGTGGACAACGAGCAGACCACCGACGCCTTGAAGCAGGGCCTGTACTCGATGCTGGCCTCCATGGGGATCATGGCCCAGCAGGGCATGGACCCCACCCAACTCCTGCGCCAGGCGGCGCTGCTCGTGGAGCTGCGGGAGAAGGGGACGCCGATGCACGAGGCCATCCTGAAGATCTTCGAGGCTCCCCCCGCTCCGTCCTCGGCGGGGGCCTCGGGGCCGGGAGGCCCCGGCGCCGATGAGGGCGGCGCCGGGGTTCCCTTCGGCATGAACCCGGCCACCGGCCTGCCGGGCAGCACCGCGCCCGGCCAGGCCCAGATGGGCCCCGGCGGCAAGCCTGACCTGCAGACCATGCTCGCGTCGCTGAGCAGCAGCGGGCGACCGAACCTGTCCGCGTCCGTGAAGCGCTCGGTACCGGCGTAAGGGAGGGAAGACCCATGACCAAGAAGGACCTGACCTGGTGAGCTGTGCACAGTGTGGCCGCGAAGGCGGCCACTTCCTCGGATGCGCGGAGACCTGGAAGGTCGCCCAGGTCGGCAACGTCACGATCAGCACCAACGCCGACGTGTGTGAGCACGGCGACTGCTTGGCACCCAAGAAGCCTTGGTCCGGCAAGGGGGCCAAGCCCAAGTTCTGTGCCGCCGGGCACAAGAAGGAGAAGTCATGAGCGAAGGATTCGCCGGAGACCCGTTCCACGAGGGCGGCTCGCAGCCGCTCGCCGGCATGAAGGGCGGCATGAGCGGCGTCAACACCCAGGCGCCGATGACGAGCGAGAGCGCGTCCAACCAGAACCAGGACCCGTCCCCCGCGCCGGGCTGGAACACCACCTCGCTGGGCTCCGCCCCGCGCGGCACCGGCAGCAACGACAAGAACAAGGCCCACTGAACCACTGAGGAGGAGCCATGGCGCGTGGCGGGTACCGCCAGCCCAGCTCCCCCGCCCCGGTCTCCGGGCCGGGGAGCCTGTCCAAGCGCACGGACGGCGCTCAGCCGATCCGTGTCCCGACCGGCGGTCAGTACGGTGAGGCGACCCAGCTGCAGCAGATGCAGCAGGGGGCCCCGCTCGCCGAGTCCGGCGGCGGGGATGTCCCCATGCCCGGCCTCCTGGCCGGTCTGACCCTGCCGGAGGGCGTCCCTGGTGACGCCGCCAGTCAGGAGCCGGACACGCCTGTCACCGCGGGCGCGGCCCTGGGGGCCGGCGCAGGCCTGGACGCCCTGGGCCTGTCCCAGCAGCAGGACGACGACCTGCGCTCCCTCCTGGACTATCTGCCGGTCCTGGAGTTCATGGCATCCCAGCCGGGCGCCTCGAAGGCGTCCCGCAACCTGGTACGACAGCTGAAGGGGATGGCCTGATGGACTGGTTCAACCAGCTCGGGAGCTACGGGATGTTCTTCGCGGACACCCCGGCCCTGGCCGTGGACTTCTCGCTCCGCGGCCCCCGCGGGAACTTCGGGTACCGGCTGGCCAACTCCATGCAGCAGACTCCGACGGTCCTGGAGCCCTACCCCTCCGAAGGGATCGACTTCTCCGGGCTCGGTGAGTAATGGGCATCGGAGACTTCCTCAAAGACGTGGGCGACGGCGTCGCCACCGGCATTGCCGGCGTTGCGCACGCCGGCAACATCGTGGACCGGTACATCAATCCGTTCCACGTGGAGGCAGGCAGCAAGCAGTTCCCGGTCGCTGACGCCGACCGGGAGAAGTACGACACCTTCGCAGGTGTCCACGTCAACACCTCCGTGGAGGCCGCTGGCGCGGGCATGAACTGGCTGTACACCAACGGCATCAGCCACCCGCTGTCCACGGTCATCCTGGAGGGCCGCATGGCCCGCTCGGGCCAGGGCGGCTACTTCGACGCCAACACCTGGTCCCAGGCATGGCGTGCGGCGGCGCACATCTCCCCCGGCCAGGCCGCAGCCCTGGACAACTTCGAGCTGGGCGGGAACACCCAGGCCAACGCGGCGATCAATTCGCCGCTGCAGTACTACAAGCCCGGTTCGGCCTACCTGCCGCCGGGCTTCGATGACCTGCCGGAGGAAGAGCAGCAGCGCATCCTGCGCGAGGCAGGGATGCCCGCCATCGGCAACGCCTACATCGAGAACCTGCGCCAGGAGTCGAAGTTCTTCAAGTACTCCTCCGGAGTCGGGGACTTCGCCCTGCGCTGGTACTCGGACCCGGTGATCCTGGCGGGCAAGGGCGTCAGCGCCGCCCGGCAGGCCAGGTACGTCAAGGCCCGCCCGGCGGCGGGCTGGTCCGGGCAGGACATCGACAAGCTCATCGAGCACTCCACGATGGCCAAGGCGCAGCAGTTCATCTGGGAGAACCGCGACAACCCGCAACTGCTGAACAACCTGCAGATGGCCCGGGAGTCGGCGATGGGGCCCCGGTTCGGGGCCATCGCCTCTCTGCTCAAGAGCCCGGAGGAGGTCCACGACTTCCTCCGCGTGGGCATGGGCGACGTCAGCGCCATGGAGCGGCTGCAGGCGACCAACGCCGGGGCCATGGCCCGGATCGAGCAGGACACGGCGCGGCTCAGCCGCCTGGACCTGTCCCGGACCAACTACGCCTCCATGCCGAACATCCAGGCCATGGTGAACCGGCACATGGAACGCCTGAACGCCCAGATCAACGCCGATGAGGCGATGGTGGCGCGGTACCAGCAAGTGCTGGCACACTCGGACGAGCTGGACAAGCTCTACCTGAGCCGCTGGTCCTTCGCCCAGGCGGTGCAGCGCACCGAGGCGCAGAACGCGTACGCGGCGGGAGCCGCCCGCGGCGGCGGCGCGCAGCGCCTGCGGCTACCGCAGGGCATGCAGCATGCCGAGGTCGTGAACGGCAAGGCCGAGTACGTCTCCACGCCGCTGCATGGCGGGTTCGTGAAGTCCCGGATCTACGGAGCCGGCGACTTCTTCGGCATGCCGATCACGGTGGTGCGCTCTCTGAGGGAGATGCGCCCCAATGGCTACGCACGCATTGACGACATCGACCGCGACTCTGTTGCGGAGCTGCGGGGCCACCTGGCCCGCATCCCCGGGATCACGCCGCAGGTGCGGCAGAACATCCTCAACCAGTACCTGAAGACCGCCACCGAAGGTGAGCGGATCTCGCTCCTGAATGAAGTCGGACACCTGGGCGCGGCCAAGGTGGCCGAGAAGCACGGTCTGGACGCCAAGGCCGGGATGGAGATCTACAACGCACAGCGGGAACGGATGTTCGGCCTGGCCGACAACCTGAAGCGCTACAGCGCTGCCACCCGAACCGGGTCGGCAGGTACGCCCCTGGAGGGCGTGACCATCCGCGTGGACGAGTTCATGGACGACGCCGGCAAGCTGGTCATCCACCCGAACACCGTCACCCGCCTGGCAAACGACCACGTCTTTCAGGACCTGGACGCGTTGGACACCGTCCTGGCGCGGCACTCTTCCACCCTGCGCAGCATCCGGGAGTCCCGGTTGGGAAACCCGGACTGGATCCTGGACGCCTCGGACTACCTGACCCACATCTTCAAGTTCGCCACCCTCTTCCGTCTCGGCTACATCCCCCGCGTTCTCGGTGACGACATTGCGGGCCAGTGGGCCCGCCTGGGCTCCGCCGCCATGGCCATGCGGGTGGGCTGGGGCGTGCGCAACGGCGCCACCAACGCCGCTCGCGCCTACGCGCGGCCCATGAACGCCGCCATCGAGAACTCCGCCCGGGAGGGCGTGAAGTACGCCGAGGGCGAGCTGAAGCTGCTGGAGCAGCAGATGGCCCCGCTGCGAGCCCGCGTAGCGGGCACCCGGGCATCTCAGGCCCGGGATCTGCAGCTGGCGCAGCAGCGCCTGCAGACGGCACAGAACCGCATCAGCAACCTCTCGCCGCGGTCCCGGCCCGCTACGCGGGCGGCAGCCCACCAGCTGCTCCTCAAGCGCCGGGCTGAGCTGCGAGACGTGCAGAGGCGGCATTCTGTCGGGTCTCCGGGCCGGCAGATGCGCCTGCGCGACCTGGAGGCGCAGGCGGGGTACCTGGAGCGGTTCAGGGATCTGTCGGTAAAGAAGGCCGACGATGCCGCGGAGCGGCAGACCAAGGTCATTCAGGGCAACCAGGCTGTGACTATCGGGAACACCCGCTTCCCTGCCGCCTTCGAGGGCGGCGAGGGCGAGATGTACCAGACGATCATCTCGCCGGACGAGTCGCTGGGGCACATCTTCTCCAGCAACAAGCAGCTGGTCCACGGCCACCTGCAGCGGTCCTTCGATCACGGCGGCAAGGTGATCTCCGCTTCGCAGGACGAGGTGCTGCACGCCGAGTCCTGGGCGCACGCCATCAACAACCAGCTGATGCAGGACCCGCTGGCACGGCTGGCCGTACAGGGGGCCACGGAGGCCGAGATGGCCACCTGGATCCGCCGGACCGCCGAGGGGCGGGCCTGGCGGCGCCGTATGGGCCTGAAGTTCGTCACGCCCGAGGAGTACGCCAGCTCCGTCTACCACGACGTGGCTGACTACATGCCGCTGCCGGAGATCCGGCAGGCGGCCCTGGAGGGCTCGCTGACCCCGGAGTTCCTGAAGAACGCCATCCCCAACGCGGCCCACCGGCCCGAGGTCCACACGGGCCAGGTGGGGATGCAGGGGCAGCTGAAGTACCGGCGGGCCCTGGACCGCGTGGTGCAGTCCTGGTTCCATGTGGCCGCGAACATCCCGGCCAAGCGCATGTCCCGGCACCCGCTGTTCAACCAGCTCTACGAGGGCCACCTGAAGACGCTGGCCAAGCAGCGTGAGCTGCAGGGCGGCTGGACCGTCTCCGACGTGGAGGAGCTGGCCACATCTGCGCGCCGGCTGGCGCTGCGGGACACCCGCAAGCTGGTCTTCGACATCGCCCACCGCAGCGACGCCGCTGCGGCCATGAGGTTCATCAGCCCGTTCTTCGCGGCCACCAGCGAAGCCTTCCAGCGCTGGGGCCGCATCATCGCGGACAAGCCCCAGGTCGTGGGCTACGCTGCGAACTTCTTCAACGCCCCTCTGGCGTCCGCAGGCGTCCACATTCCCGGAGTGGCCACCTTCAACGGAATGCAGGATTCCGAGGGCAACAGCATCATGCAGGACGGTACCGTCATGGTGCAGGACGAGAAGGGCAAGTGGGTCCGCAAGCTGGTCCCCAAGGGGGACCGCTACATCGTGGGCCGCGCCCCCAAGTGGCTGGTGGAATCCCCGATCGGCATCGCCTTCGGCATGGAGCAGTCGTCCGGGAACTTCTCCCTCTCGCAGAACTCCATGAACATCGTGACCCAGGGGGACCCCTGGTACCACCCGGGCGTGGGCCCAATCGTGCAGATCCCGGTCAACGAGTTCGTCAAGGACAAGCCGAAGGCCGCCGAGATCGCACGCCACCTGGGCGTGCTGCCGTTCGGTCCGCAGATCGACGGCCCGTTCGGCACCGGCCCCGTGGGCCGGGCCGGTACCTTCCTGGCCCCGGCCACGCTCAAGAACTTCCTGACCGCGTTCGACACCTCGGACGAGCGCTACCAGCGCGTCAAGCTGCAGATCATGCAGCGTGCCGCCTACGAGCACGAGGAGCTGGGCAAGCCGATGCCCAGCGCCGAGAAGATCTCGGACATGACCAGGAAGTACTGGCTGTTCTCGGCTGCTAGCGCTTTCACGCAGCCGATGAGCACCCAGCGCAAGGACGCGTACCAGTTCTACCGGGACCAGTACAACGCCTTGCGCCGGCAGGATCCGCTGACTGCGGATGACGAGTTCCTGGCTCGCTACGGGGAGTCGTACTTCGTCTTCGCCCAGGCGCAGTCCCAGAACAAGTCCGGCGTGCCCGCCACCATGAAGGCGGTGGAGCTGCAGCAGAAGTACGCGGGCATTCTGGCGGAGCACCCGGAGCTGGGCGCCCTGATCGTGGGCCCGGAGGGCAACGGGCCCTTCTCCCCCGAGGCCTACGCCTACCAGCTCAATCACCCGCTGGTCCCCGGCGGGGCGGAGATGCAGCGGTCCAAGATGACCGCTGACCAGGCCATGTCCGAGAACCAGCGCCGGGCTGGCTGGGCGAAGTACACCAGCCAGATGAACAAGCTCCAGGCGGAGCTGGTCAACCGGGGCCTGGCGTCCTTCGAGGACGCAGGGGCGGAAGACCTGCGCGCCACCAAGCGCGCGGTGACCATGCTCTACGGAGACCCGCTCCTGCCGGACGGGTCCCAGAACCCGTTCTACAACAAGGCCTGGTCAGAGGACTTCTACTCCCTGGACGCCCGTAAGACGGACCGCCTGGTGTCGGCCCTGGGCGAGGTTGCCGCCTCGCCCCTGGCGCAAGAGACGTCCCGCACCGACCTGCGCACGCTGCAGGAGTACCTGGACTACCGCAAGGGCGTGGTGCAGATCCTGGGCGCCCGCGGCGCAGCCGGCGGCGCCAAGTCCCTGGGGGCCAAGGCGAACACGGACCTGGCCCGGGTCTGGGGCCAGGTCGTGGACGGGCTGGTGGAGCGCGACACCCGCTTCGGGGACCTGTACCACCGGTACCTCAGCCGTGACCTCGGCGTGGACCTGGAAGACGAAGCGGAGGAGGCGGCCTGATGGCGGTGGCCAAGGACAAGAAGAAGTCCAGCGAGGACGCGATCCTGGAACAGCTCAAGGCCGCCGCGGCCAGCGGCGGGACAGGCGGGGCCAGCGGCCCCGTGTTCATGGGCCGGGGGGCCTCCCCGGGCTACGTGAGCCCGTTCGCCCCCACCGGGGCGACGGGGCAGAAAGACAGCGCCTCCCTGTGGCTGACCGCGGATGCGGCCCTGGCCGACTTCTACAACTGGAAGCCCAAGAAGCAGGACGACTTCCTGGCCAAGCTCAAGGTCTCGGGCCTGGTCCAGGAGGACGCAGGCCCCCTGGAGGCGGCCGGGGTCTGGCAGAAGCTGGTGGCCGAGGCGTCCAACTACGGCAGTCAGGGCAAGGAGGTCTCCCCCTTCGATCTCCTGAGCCGGTACGTCAAGGCGTCCGGCAGTACCGGGGACTGGAGGAAGTCGGCAGACGGCCGGTTCGAGGTGAACGTGCGGACCGGTGAGCGCCGCTACATCGGCCCCCAGTTCCAGACGGTCACCAACCAGCGGGTGGACCTGACCGACCCGGCGAGCGCCCGCGCGATCGCCGAGAAGATGTTCCAGGATCTGATGGGCCGCAACCCCGGCAAGGGCGAGATCGCCTCGTTCGCCTCCGCCCTCACCCAGGCGGAGCAGTCGAACCCGCTCCAGGAGACCGCTACCACCCAGTACGACATGAAGACCGGCGAGGCCATCGGCAACAGCTCCGTGTCCAGCGGCGGCGTCTCCGCCGACGCCAAGGCCATGCTGGCGGAGGACCAGATCAAGGGCAAGAAGGAGTACGGAGCGCTGCAGGCAGCGACCACGTTCCAGAACGCCTTTGACCAGCTCGTCTACGGGAGTCCGCAGTGACGGACTCCAGCAGGATCGTTGAGGCGGCTCGCTCCTGGCTGGGAACGAGGTACGTCTACGGCGGCACCACCCGGAGCGGAATCGACTGTTCCGCTCTGGTCCAGAACGTCTATCGGGGCATGGGCATTGAGTTGCCCCGGGTCACCTACCAGCAGATCGGCGTGGGCGCCTCGGTCTCCATGGGCAAGCTCCAGCCAGGAGACCTGGTGTTCTTCGACACGGACCGCAAGACCGGCGGTCCGGACCACGTGGGTATCTACATCGGTGCGGGCAAGTTCATCCACGCGCCGAAGACCGGCGACGTGGTGAAGATCAGCTCCCTGACGGACTCCTACTACGCCAACCGCTGGATGGGCGGCCGGCGCATCGCCGGAGTGGTGGACACCGGCGGGTACTCGGTGGACGACGTCCAGGCGCCCGAGGTGCGCCTGTCGGCGTCCGAGCTGTCCGAGCGCTACGGCATGAGCTACGCGTTCTTCAAGAGCCAGCCCGAGCTGTACAAGATGCTCAAGGAGGCCGTCTCCGGCCAGTGGACGGCGGACAAGTTCCAGGCCGAGGTCAAGAACACCGACTGGTGGAAGACCACCAGCTCCAGCGCCCGCAAGGCGCAGGTGCTGGCCAAGTCCGACCCGGCCACCTACAAGGCCAACCTGGAGGCCGCCCGCGTCGCGGCCTCCCAGGCCGCCGTCAGCCTCGGGGCCATTCTGACCTCCAAGCAGGTGGACCAACTGGCCAAGAACATGGTGACCTTCGAGTGGAACGAGCAGCAGGTCGCCAACTTCCTGGGCCAGTACATCGACTTCAACAAGAACCACACCCTGGGCGGGCAGGCCGCCACCGCGGCCAAGGAGATCAGCCGTACCGCCTTCGACAACGGCATCCGTGTCTCGGACGAGACGGTCAAGACGCAGGCCGCGTACCTCACGCGCGGCCTGACCTCCATGGAGCAGATCCAGGGCGGCCTGCGCCAGCAGGCGGCCGGCACCTACCCGGCTTGGGCGGAGCAGATCGCCGCAGGCGCCAGCGTGCGCGACCTCGCGCAGCCCTACATCCAGATGACGGCCCAGGAACTGGGCCTGCCGGAGACCGACATCGATCTGTGGCACCCCAAGGTCCGCGCCGCCATCCAGCGCGCGGACAGCAAGGGCGAGCCGTCGCCCATGTCGCTGTCGGACTACCGCACGATGCTCCGGGATGACCCGGCCTGGCGGAAGACGCCGACGGCCACCAACAACGTCATGACCGTCGGCCGCCAGGTGCTGGCGGACATGGGGCTGGTGAGGTGAAGTGGCGCAGCCCTCGTTCGAGGCGTTCCTGTGGTCCCTGACCCAGCAGGAGTCCGGCGGAAACTACGGCGCCGTCGGCGTCTGGGTCAACGGGGACCGGGCCTACGGCCGGTACCAGGTCATGGGTCGGAACATCCCGTCCTGGACCAAGAGGTACTACGGCAGGAGCCTGACTCCTGCCCAGTACCTGGCCAACCGGGCCGCACAGGACGCGGTGGTCCGCGGAGTGCTGGGCGGCTACTACAAGAAGTACGGCGCCGCCGGGGCGGCGGCCATGTGGTACTCGGGCCAGCCCAACCCGAACAAGACCTACGGCAACCCGCCGGTCAAGACCTATGTGAACTCGGTCCTGAACCGGGCCGGCGGCTACAGCGGCGGCGGGGCCACATCCAGCAGCACCTCGGGAGGGGTCGTGCCGGTACTCGATGACGACGAACTGGCCGCCTCCTACGGCCTGAGCCGGGCCCTGATCAACAGTTCCAAGGAGCTGAAGAGCCTGTTCAGGAAGGCGGTGTCCGGCGGCTGGTCCGCCGGGCGCTTCCAGGCGTCCCTGAAGAACACCAAGTGGTGGAAGACGCAGCCCACCACGCTGCGGCAGTACCTCACCCAGAAGTACGAGGACCCTGCCACCTTCACCCAGAAGCGCGAGGCTGCGGGTGCGGCCATGAAGGTGCTGGCCGTCCAGGCCGGCATCGGTGCGGACGACCTGCTCAAGAACGGCAAATGGACTTCGCTCCTGTCGGACCTGGTCTACAAGAGCGTGGCACTGGGTTGGACGGACGCCCGGATCAAGAACTACGTGGGCGCCAAGGCGGCCCTGCACGGTGACGTGATGTACGGCGAGGCCGGCGAGGCCTTCGACAAGCTCCACGCACTGGCATACGCCAACGGCGTCACGCAGTCCTCCACCTGGTACCGGGACACCGCCCGGTCCATCGTGTCCGGGCACTCCACCCTGGAGGGCCAGGAGGCGAACATCCGGCGCCTGGCGGCGGCGAAGTTCTCCACCTTCGCCGAGCAGATCAAGGCGGGCCAGAACGCCATGGATCTGGCCGCCCCGTACATCAACGCCGTGTCGCAGATCCTGGAGATGCCGGAGTCGGACGTTGACCTGAACAACAAGTGGGTCTACGGCGCCATGACCGGCAACGAGTCCGGCTCGAACTATCCTCTGTGGAAGTTCGAGAACGACGTGCGGTCGGACCCGCTCTGGAAGAAGACCAACAACGCACGTGAGTCGATGTTCGGCGTGGCCCACCAGGTGGCCAAGGACTTTGGGTTGGTGTTCTGATGTCCACACCGCAGTACGTTCCGCCGGAGTTCCAGGACACCATCGACCTGCCCTCCACGACACCGAACCCGAGCAGCGTCAGCGCTGCCCAGGCCAAGCTGTCCCAGTCCACGGCCAAGGCCACCGCCGCCAAGAAGGCGGTGGACTCCCTCACTGCCAGGCTCAAGGCCAAGGGCCTGACTGCCGCGGCGAAGGCCTCTCTGCAGGCGCAGCTGAAGGCAGCGCAGGCCACTTACACGGTGGCCACGAACGCCCAGACCGCGGCCCAGAACAGCGTCTACGAGGTCTCCGGCCAGTACGACAAGCTCCTGTCCGGCCCGAACCGGGACGCCTTCCTGGCGCTCAAGTCCATGTTCGACCAGTTCGGCCTGGGCTCGCTGGCCGGCCGGATCTACGACTACACCAAGCAGGGCTACGGGGCCGACACCATCTCCCTGCTGCTGCAGGACACTGCCGAGTACAAGGAGCGGTTCGCCGCGAATGAGACGCGGCGCAAGAACGGGCTGCCGGTCCTGAGCCCGGCAGAGTACCTGTCCGTGGAGAGTGCCTACCGGCAGCTGCTGCAGGACTCCGGGATGCCCAAGGGCTTCTACGACAACCCGGCGGACTTCCGCCAGTGGATCGCAGGGGACGTCAGCCCCACCGAGGTCAAGGGCCGGGTGGACCTGGCGGTGGCTTCCACCAGCCAGGCGAACCCCTACGTCAAGCAGCAGCTTGCCGCCCTGTACGGGGTGGACGAGAGCTACCTGACGGCGTACTTCTTCGACCGGACGAAGTCGGTGCCGCTCCTGCAGAAGCAGGAGAAGACCGCGGAGTTCGCGGCCGAGGCGGCCCGCAGGGGCCTGCTGACGGACCGCGAGCGGTTCGAGGGGTATATCACCCAGGGCCTGTCCCAGTCGGCTGCCAGCCAGGGCTTCCAGGTCATCGCCGATGAGCTGCCGAACCTGGACGCCATCGCGGCCCGGTTCGGGACGACCTTCGGCCAGGCAGAGGCCGAGGGTGCCGTGTTCGGCACCAGCACCGAGTCCGCCACCAAGCGCAAGGGCCTGGCCTCCCAGGAGCGGGCCCTGTTCAGCGGACGCCAGGGAGCGTCCGCGGGCGGCCTGTCGGCCGGGTACAGGCAGACCTGACGTATCCTGGCCGCACGGGTAGCTCAGCGGCCAGAGCTGTCCAGGGAGTAGGGATCGAGGCCCCGCAGCCCGGCAACGGGAGGCAAGTGGCACCCCCTGGGCGTACGCGTCGGTTCGAGTCCGGCCCCCGTAGGCGGGAGACGTCCCGCCGAAGCGCTGCGGGCGCGCAGCGTCCAGCCTCAGCCCCCACCTTCGGGTGGGGGCTTTGTGCTGCTACCGGCGCTCCCAGCCTTCGCCCCGCGGGCGGGGCTCTGCCGGCACCCGGGGCGCCGTGGGCGCCTTCCTGGCGGCCTTGAAGGCCGAGAAAGAGCCGAAAACGAACAGCACACCCAGGGGCGTGATGAGGAGGTCCGGGGGACCTCCGAAGAAACAGGCAAGGGCGAGCACGCCCAGGGCGATGCCCGCTGCGATCAAGAACAGCTTCTTCATGATTGGCTCGCCTTCACGCCGTAGCAGTACACCGAATCGTCATAGTCCACGACATTCGTCGTCTCTCCGGACCCGGTTCGCCAGTAATGGTCCGCGTGTGGCTGCTCGTCGGGGCACTGCTTGTCGGGCGTGTACTCATCGTCCGGTTGATGCCGTCCGGGCGTCTGCCGAGTCATGACATGTCCTCTCCGTTTGTTCGCAGGGTAGCGCCCACCTGCCTGGCGGGCGAGGTCTTCACAGAGTTTCCGCATCGCGGAAAGCAGGTATCGTTTCGTTGCAGACGATCCGCTACGGACCTACCGGCCCCGTAGTGCACGCAAGTCCGGTAGCGGAGCGCCCACTCCTTCCCCGGGGAGTTGGTTCGGCCGCGACAAGCGGAATCGGGAGATCGCATGAACGAGTACGGCTTCGGCTACGACGACGACCAGGGCTTCGGCCCTACAGCTGATGAGACCCAGGACCAGGGCAGCCAGCAGGGCGGTAACGGCCTGCGGCAGTACCTGAAGGAGATCTCCGGGCAGCTGAAGGAACTCAAGGCGGACAACGACCGCTTGAGGAACGAACGTCGGGCACGTGAAGTCGCCGACTCGCTCAAGGCGAAGGGCTTCGCCCCGCAGGCCGCCGGCCTGTACACGGGCGACCCGGCAGGGCTGGACGACTGGCTGACGGCCAACGCCGCTGCGTTGGCACGGCTTCCCCAGACCGAGGGCGAGCAGTCCTCGCAGGAGGAGCTGGGCGCCCCGCAGGGGACGCCCCCGTCGATCGTCACGCCCGAAGGTCAGGCGGAGATCGCGCGCATGCAGGCCATGGGCGCAGGGAACGCCGCCGCCCCCGGCGGCGAGCAGGAGACGGTCTCGAAGATCCAGGCAATGGATGACGAGGCCCAGTTCGCGCAGTTCATGCGCGCACAGGGCAACCCGTACTTCTGATCCGGCTGACCTCTTCCCCCGATTCCGAATCGACTCCCTAAGGGGGGTGAGAGGCCCATGGCGAACGCATACACTGACACTTCGGCCATGTCGAACACCGTGCAGACGGCGTACGACAAGTACTTCCGCTTCGCGCTCCGCTCGATGCCGCTCTTCCGTCAGATGGCGGACGTGCACCCGACGGACCTGACCGCGCCCGGCAGCTCGATGGTGCTGCAGCGGTACCAGGACCTGGCCACCGCCACCACGGCGCTGACCGAGACCACCGACCCCGACTCCGTCGCGCTCGGCAACCCGACCCAGACCACGCTGACCCTGAACGAGTACGGCAACCCGGTGCTGCGCACCCGGAAGCTGTACCTGTTCAGCCTCACCGACGTGGACCCGGCCATCGCGAACATCATCGCGTTCAACATGGCCGACTCGGTGGACGTCATCGTCCAGACCGAGCTGCGAGGCGGTAACCGCCTCATCCAGATCAAGAACGGCGCGATGACCTACGTGACCAACGCGACGGTCTCCACCGTTGCGACCACGATGGTCGGTACCGTCGCCTCCGGCGTCGCCACCGACGGCATCACCTCCCGGGCCGTGCGCCTGGGTGTGGCCAAGATGCGCACCGACAAGGCCGTGCCCAAGCGCGGCTCGCTGTACGGCGGTGTCATCCACCCGGAGGTCTCCCACGACCTCCGCCAGGAGACCGGGGCCGCCGCCTGGCGCGACCCGCACAACTACTCCGGCGTCGGCAACATCTACGCGGGCGAGATCGGCACCTACGAGGGTGCCTTCTGGATCGAGTCCCCGCGGGCCTACAACGCGGTGGACGCGGGTGCGACCGACAACACCGTGCGCCGGTTCCGTACCTACCTGCTCGGCCAGGAGGGTGTGGCCGAGGCCGTGGCGGACGAATTCCATGTCGTCGCCGGCCCGATCGTGGACAAGCTGGCGCGGTTCCGGCCGCTCGGCTGGTACGGTGTAGCAGGATGGAAGAGGTATCGCGAAGAGGCGATCACCCGGATTGAGACGACCTCCTCGATCGACGTGTCCTGAGGTACGCCGCCGCCTCTTCCAGGATCTCTGGCGAGTCCTGGAAGAGGCCCAGCGCCCGGTTGCACGAGTGGCAGAGCAGCCCCCGGATGTCATTGGAGGTGTGGCAGTGGTCTACGCACAGCTCGGTCGAATCCTTTCGGCCGGACGCGGTGCGCTTACAGATGGCGCACGCCTCGCCCTGCGAGGCCAGCAGGGCGGCGTACTCCGTCGCGCCTATGCCGTACTTCCGGAAGCGGATCTGCGCCCGATTGAGGCCGAGCTCCTGGCGCTTCTGCGCCTGGGCTCGCGCCTTCTCCGGGTTGTCCTGAGCCCACTTCCTGACTCGGGCCTTGTTGCACTCCTTGCAGTACGAGCACAGCCCGTCCCGGCTGCGGCCGTCCTTGTGGAACTCGGACACCAGCTTCGCCGCATTGCACTTCGTGCAGTGCTTCGTGTCCGTGTCCTTGCGGGCCGCCACCGCCCTGGCGCGCTGCTCGGCGGCCAGATCTACGGTGCAGGGCTTGCAGTAGGCGGTCAGGCCGTCGCTGTTGCGACGGTTCCGGTGGTACTCCGAGACCGGCTTCGCCGTCTCGCACCTGGGGCAGCGCTTGGTGTCCATGACTACACCCTACCATCCGAGTGGGTGGGCTAATGGCTGCTTGGACCTTCCGCACCCCCACCACCCCTGAAGGCCCTGCCTCCTGGCAGGACCGCCTGTTCATCAGGGTCAAGCTCGACCGCGGTATCACGATCCTGGAGAACAGCCCCGGCGCCTACCGGGCCGTGCGGTTCCCGACCCAGGACGAGATCGCCGCAGCCGTGACCACCTACATGGGTGGTCACGAATACCTCGTGGACGACGCCACCAAGGCCGCACTCATCGCGGCCGGAGTGGGCGTCTCCGCCTCCAACTTCACGCCCGCTGCGTAGGAGCCGTCATGACCCACCCTTGCCCGCCGTGCGGTGACGGCGGCAACACCACCATCCGCAACCAGAATGAAGCCGAGATCCTGGCCCGGGTCACCGCCGGGGTTCCCACCCGGGCGGAGGGCTACCAGGAGGACGACAGCCACGTGCACCCCGTGCACCGTGAGCGGAACGTGGCCGGCTCCTGATGCAGCCGCCCACGCAGTACGCCCCCGGCGAGAAGTGCAGCTCCGGCTGCCGCACCAAGGACCACCGGTCCTACCACGAGTGCGTGGCCGGCAAGGGCGTCAAGACCTACCTGGCCAGCCCCTCCAAGGGGCTGGACGGCACCGCGCAGAAGCGCTGGGACGGGGAGCTGGCCGCCTACCGGGCGGCCCGCAAGGAGGGCATACAGCCCGACGGGACCCGCATGCACCAGATCACCGAGGCCAGGAAGCTGTCCGACGCCGCAGGCGCGGCGTACGGCAGGGACTTCTCCAGGGCGGACCCGATCGGGGCCTGATATGACCACCTTTAACGACCTGATCACGCAGGTGCGCCAGCAGCTGATGGGCTACACCCTGGATCAGGCGTCGGTGTCGGAGCTTGCGGCGCCCATGGCGCCGGGCGACACCACCTTCACTGTGGACGCCGGGACGGTCACCAACCTCTCCCGCGGCCTGGTGGAGATCGATGACGAGCTGATCCTGGTCAAGGCGTTCGACCGCGGCTCCGGCGTGGTCAGCGTCATGGGTCTGACCAACGGCCGGGGCTACGAGGGCACCACGGCTGCCTCACACAGCGCCAACGCCCTGGTGACGCAGTCGCCGCCCTTCCCTAGGGCGCGCATCAAGGAGGCCATCAACCAGGCCATCCTCGGGCTGTACCCGTCGCTGGTCTGCTTCGGCACCACGGAGATCACGAACATCTCCGTGGTGTACCAGTACGGGATGCCCGCCGACGCCGTCGGCGTGCGGGCGGTGGCCCTGCAGACCATCGGCCCCACCAAGATCTGGCAGCAGGCCCGGACCTGGAAATTCGACCCCCGGTCGAACACCACCGACTTCCCCACAGGGAAGTCCATCCAGCTCTTCGATGCCGTGGTCCCGGGCCGCGCCATGCGCGTGCTGTACGAGAAGGCCCCCTCGAAGCTGGACGCCGGCGGGGATGACTTCGAGACCGTGACCGGCTACCCGGACCGGGTCACCGATCTCGTGATCTGGGGCGCGTGCTCGCGCCTGATCCCCGCCTACGACACCGCCCGCCTGCAGCAGCAGGCGGTGGAGTCCACCGAGCGGGCGGGCCTGGTCCCGCCCACCTCCGCGCTGAAGACCGCCTCCTTCTACCAGCAGCTGTACTACCAGCGGCTGGAAGAGGAGAAGGCCCGCCAGTTCGAGGAAGACCCCTTCCCGCAGTTCTTCATGGGGAGCTGAGCATGCCCGTCACCCGCTACTACAGCAGCACGGCCCAGCCGACGACCCTTGCCGGGTCGATCTCGGCCGGCGCCACCTCCATCACGGTGGGCGCCACCACCGGCTTCCCGTCCACCACGCCCTACACCCTGGCCCTGGACTACGGGGCCGCCACCGAAGAGCTGGTGGACGTCACGGGCGTGGCCGGGACCACGCTCACGGTCACCCGTGGAGCGGATGGCACCAGCGCCCAGAGCCATAGCCTGGGTGCCGCAGTGCGGCACGTGGTCTCGGCGAGGGACTTCGCCGACTTCCAGACCCACCAGGCCACCGGCTCGGCAGTCCATGGCGTGTCCGGCACGCTGGTGGGCACCAGCGACAGCCAGACCCTGAGCAACAAGACCCTGTCGTCCCCGACCATCGCCGGGGGCGCCCTGTCGGGCACCTTCTCCGGCACCCCGACTTGGTCGGGTGCCCACACCTTCTCCGCGACACCCGCCCTCCAGGCGGGTGTGACCGTAAGCGGCGGTGACGAGCTGGTGACCCGTGCAGCGACGGGCAATGCGGCCTACCGCACTCGCGTGACGGGCGACTCCGTTGACCGTCTGGCGGTCCTGGCGGACGGCACCCACCAATGGTCTTCCGGCGCCGGTGGCGCCGATGTGGCCATTGCCCGCGTGGCCAACACGCGGCTGCAGCTCACAGCTGGTCAGTGGTCCACGGCTGCGGGCACCCGCAGCATCGAGTTCGCCACTGCGCCGGCCGACCTGAAGATCTCCACCTTCGTCAACGGCGAGTCCGTTGACCGGTTCCAGTTGCTGGCGGACGGCAAGCTGAACTGGGGTGGCGGCGCAGCCGCCCTGGACACGAACCTGTACCGGTCGGCTGCGAACATCCTGAGGACGGATGACGCCTTCGAGGCGGTCAGCTACATCCGCCCCGGTGCGTCGGAGACGATCGCGGGCACGCCGACAGCAGGCACGGGCTTCTCCCTGGCGGGGTCGGCCTGTATCCGCTCGGGCGGTGTGATCACCTGGATTGCGGCGCTGACCCGCACCGGCGGCACGATCACCGCCAACAGCGACGGCAACGTTGCCGACTTCACCCTGGTAACGATCCCCGCCGGATGGCTGCCGCCCGCGGTGCTGTCTTCGGTGTCCTCACTGCCCGGCCAGTTCGTAAGCACCGGCACCTCCGGCGGCACGCTGCTGGCCGGCTCGGGCGCGGTGAACATCGTGGACATGAACGGCTCCAGCTCCACGATCTCCAACGGCGATACCGTCCGCGCCTGTTACAGCTACGTGGCTATCTAGGGGGCGCCGTGCAGATCGTCAATGCCCTGCCCTTCGCGCTGTCGCACAAGTCGTCGGCGCCGGGTACCGCTTCGTACTCCCTTGCGGGCATGGCGTACGACGTCGCCATTGGCGGCATCCCGTTCTGTACGGCCATCTCCGATGACCGTCCCTACATCCGCTCCATGGCCCCGGTCCGCAAGGAGCAGTTCGACAACCAGCAGATCCCCGGCGAGCAGTCGCTGGCCAACTGGTGGCTGCGCTCACAGAGCAGCTTCATCGGCGGAGCCGGGGTCCTGTACCAGGACCCGTCCTCGGACAACCAGTACGCGATCCGCTTCGCGGACTCGCTGGGCGTGAACCCCTGGGAGAACGGCAAGCTGACGCTGCTGCGCAAGACCGCGCAGCGCATCAGCGACGGCACCGCCAACAAGCACTTCGTGCTGGGCTGGAACGACGGCACGGACCGCTACTGGTCCGCCGTCGGCAACGTCCTGAAGTCCGACACCGGGTCGGCCACCACCACGATCACGTGGGGTGGCGGCAACACCATCCGGTCCCTGACCTCCGACGGCACCAACTACTACGCCGCCGACAACGTCGGCATCTACAAGGGCGCCGGCAACGGCGTGGGGGCCCTGGCCTGGAACACCGGCACCACGAACGTGGTGATCCGGTGGGTCAAGGGCCGCCTGATGGCGGGCATTGACAACCAGGTCTACGACCTGGTCACCGGCGGCCCGGCCCTGCCGGGCACGCCCCGCATGACCCACCTGAACAGTGCCTGGACCTGGACGGACTTCGCCGAAGGCACCAACGCGATCTACGCGAGCGGCTTCGCCGGCTCGCAGTCCGCCATCTACAAGTTCGTGCTGTCCAGCACGGGTGACGTGCCCACCCTGTCCACCGGTGGCGTCCTCACGGCCCAGCTCCCGCTGGGCGAGACCGTCCAGTCCATGACGACGTACCTGGGGACGTTCGTCGGCATCGGCACCTCCCGCGGCTTCCGCGTCGGGCAGATCGATGACAACGGGGACATCGTCTACGGGCCCCTGCTGTTCACCGTCTCCGGCGGCGTGAAAGCCGTCGCCGCCTATGACCGGTTCTTCTTCGTCGCCGCCACGGGCGCCATCGCCGGCTCCTCCGGCCTGTACCGGGTGGACCTGGGCCAGCCCATCCAGGACAACGGGGTCTCCGCGGGCGTGCGCTTCGCGTACGCCACCGACCTGCAAGCCCTGGTGACCGGCGAGGTCTGCTCGGTCACCAACTTCGGCAACAGCGACCGCATGGTCTTCACGGTCGTGGGCCAGGGCTCCTATCTGGAGCACGCCATCGACCGGGAGAGTACCGGCTGGCTGAAGACCGGCCGGATCCGGTTCAACACGCTTGAGCCGAAGATCTACAAGTTCCTGACGGTGAAGACACCCACGAGCCAGTCAGGCTCCGTGGGCCTGTCGGTCATCGACCCCGGAGGGGCCGAGACCTCCCTGATCACCGTCTCCGAGGGCTCCGCCATCGAGATCAAGGACGTCGTCATGGCGGCGCCCGCGGACGCCGCAGAGTGGGTCCAGCTCAAGCTGACCCTGACCCGCTCCGCGGGCACCCCCGCCCAGGGCGGGGAGGTCAACGGCTGGCAGCTCAAGGCCATGCCGGGCGCCACCCGGCAGCGTCTGTTCCAGATCCCGCTGCAGTGCTTTGACGAAGAGAAGGACCGCACCGGCCAGCGGTTCGGCACCGAAGGGTCCGCCAAGGAACGCCTTCAGGCGTTCGAGCAGATCGCCCAGCGGGGCGATGCCGTCTCCCTCCAGGACCTGGCCAATGACGAGTCCTTCCTGGTCGTCGTGGACGACTACCAGTTCGTCCAGAAGGCCAACCCCGGACCCAATAAGACCACCATCGGCGGCTACCTCACGGTGCAGCTGCGCACCATCGCCGACGTCATCACCACGTAAGGACGGACCATGGAGTACGAGATCAGTACCGATGAGGACCGCGGGTCCTTCATCTCCCACGCCCGCAAGCGCTCCGCCGCAAAGGCGGAGCGGGACCCCCTGGTGGGGGACATCGTGCATCACTGGAACGGGCGCTGCTACGCAGCCATCGTCTGCGATCTGACCGGCTCCTTCGATGACCCGACCGTGGACCTGTACTCCCTCCACGTAGACGGCGGCCTCGGATTCTCCGGCTGCCGCCATGACGAGGCGAAGTCCGAGTCCCACACCTGGCACTGGCCGGAGTCCGAGTAAGGGCGAGACGTGACCAACGAAGACGAACTACTCCGACTCCCCGTCGGCACCGTCGTGCACTGGCGGACAGAGGACGGCAAGCACTGCCGTCCCGCTCTCCTTGTGCAGCACTTCGAGGGGTTCATGGGCGCGCCCATGGCGTATCTGACTGTCTTCGAGCCGTTCGGACAGCGGCACGCACTGGCGTACTGGCGTCCTGGGCCCGAGGGGTGGCACCCGCCTGAGGGCTGCGCCGAAATCCTGGCCCTGGAGTCCGAATGACCTGGGAACTGGAGCGCGACATCATCGCGCCCGTCTCCGACGCCGAGAAAGCGGCTGTACGCCGCGCTCAGCGCGCTCTGCGCCTGTCCGAGACCGGTGACCTGGACGAGGTCACCGCGTCCCATCTCAGGGGCGTACAGCGCCTCTTCAAGCTCCCGGTCACAGGCGTCCTGGACCGGGCCACCGCCCAGGCGCTGGGGCGCCTGAGCTATGTCCCCCAGGAGGACTGATGGACCCGAAGTACATGGACCTGATCACCCGCGCCGGCTGGACCGGCGCCCAGGCGGTGCTGGCCTACGGCATCGTGGCGCTGGCCGACGTGAACGTGTGGTGGGCAGCCCCGCTGGCCGTCACCCTGTCCGCCGCCAAGACCTGGGTCGTGGGCCGCCTCAAGGCGGCCTGATGCAGGCGGGGGAGGCAGCAGTAGCGGTAGAGCTGGCGCAGTTGCGGGGGGAGATCGGGACTGGGCTCGCCGAGA